CGTTTGTAGCACCATTATAGGTTAAACCTGAATTAGTTAACTGTGGTAAGTTCCCTGTTGTTGCAGTTACAAAAGTTAAGTAATTAGTTGTTGCTGAACCTGTTGTAATTGCAGTATTTGTTGCGTTGGTTGCGTTGGTTGCGTTTGTTGCTGTACCTACAGTAATTGTTGATGGGTCAGTATATTGTGGCGCTGAAGCACCCGCTGTTAAAATATGAGTTGATGTACCTAAAGATAAGAATGTAGTAGCACCCGATCCTGAGTTATATGCTAGTGCACCTGCTGAACCACCTGCTAAATTAGTCGCGCTTCCGACAGCTAAAGAAGATTGAGCTGTGTATTGTGGCGCTGTAGCTCCTGCGGTAATAACCGAGCCTGACGAGCCTAAAGCTAAAAATGTAGTGTTTGTAGCTCCTGTTTGGTAAGGGACTGAACCTGCGGCTCCGCCACTTATATTGGTAGCATTGGTTGCGTTTGATACGGTTGCATTAATCGTATCTCCTGCTTGCAATTCTTCAATTTGCGAGCCACTTAAAACTAACGGGTAAAAAGCTGTCATATTCTATTTCCTTAGAAGACTGTTATATTAACATAGGTAATTCCGTTACGGAGTAGGACGGTAAAAAATCCATTTCCAATTGGAACTTGTACGGTTGACCCACTGTGGGTAATAATTGGCACAAAAGTACCCAATGAAGCAAAGTTTGTATTAGTACCATCTGATTTTAGGAAGGTATTAGCTGATTGTGCGGGTAAAAGTGCATTTAAAGCCGCGTTGGCAGTTATTTGGCCTGTACCACCGTTTGCTATCGTAACAGGGGTTTCTAAGCTAAATACAGTACCATTTAAATCAAGACCTGTTCCTGCTGAATAAGTAATCTGAGCGCCAAACTCTGTAAATACAATTGCTGTCGTACCTATAACGATAGGTAAAGGTGTTTGTTGAACCCATGATGTGTTAGCTAGTGTAGCTCCTGCTGTGACTAAAAAGAAGTCACCTGCATCAATTTGATCAACACCTGATCCTGTAGAATCAAAGTCAGTTGCTCGAGTAAGCACCCAAGCGGTTGATCCTGATCCTACATTAGTGACTGTATAAACACCATTGTAAGCTTGGTTGGTTTCATCCTTAATAAGTACGCGCTTCCCAATGTCTGCGGGGGATACAAAGGTATGTCCATCAATAGCTAGTGTTGAAAATGGTGTGTCTTTAGTAAGCGTTGCTCCAACACCTGATGTTCCGTTGTTATAGATTACTGTACCTAAATTAGTAGTGGTTGCATAAACAACAGCTTGATGGAAGTTAATACCTGACGCGATACTGTCAGCATAAGATTTGTTAACAATGTCATTTGCCATAGATGGGGTAGTTGAAATTGTACCCGTGGTTAATGCAACACTATTAATTGCTGTGTTTGTAACAGAAGTAATTTGACCTTGTGCGTTTACAGCAAATACAGGAACTTGATTTTGTGATCCGTAAGTATTAGCTGAAACACCTGTGTTTGCAATTGATATAGTACCTGTGGTAGTAATTGGACCACCCGTTAATCCTGTACCTGTTCCTACGGATGAAACACCAATCCCCGCCGCAGCGAATGGAGTCCATGTTCCATTAATACGACCTTCAAACAGAAGTGTTTCAGAGTTATATCTAAAAGCTCCGTCACCTACAGATCCACGTTGTGCGGTAGTTCCAATAGGCACAGTAATAGCAGCGTTACCAGGCGTTACAGGATTATTTGCAATAGCTAAAGTAATTGCAGTTGTACCTGTCGATGTAATTTGATTTAATGTACCCCCTACAGATTGAACGGCTGTTGTTGCTAATGTATATGCTGTGTCCCAAGTAGCTTGGCTTGCATTCGTAGGTAGTGAATAACCTGAAGCGTATGTAACACCTAAAGTTCCTGCTCCTGTGATTGGAGAACCTGATACAGATAGTCCTGTAGGTACAGTCATCGCTACGCTAGTAACTGAACCGTCACCTGAGCCGTAGTTTACCCAAACTCCATTTTCATAGAATTCAAATACGTTATTAGATGTATTGTATCGAACTTGACCATTTGATCCTGTAGGTCTTTGTCCTGTAGTACCTGATGGAACTTTTACACTTGCAGTACCAGGTAATATTGGGTTGTCAGTAATACTAAATGTAGGATCGCCACTAGCTCCCGTGCCATCGGCTATAGTAATTTGATTTACTGTTCCTGTTAATTGTCTTGGGTTAACAACTCCACTACTTATTGAAAGCATGCCTGACCCTGCAATTTGAGCTAGGGTTAATGGAGCGCCTGTAAGACTTACAGTTGGATTTCCTGATATGCCATCACCATTTGTAAGTGATAGACCTACTGTGCCTGCTGTAATGGTTCTATTTGCAAGTGTGGATACACCTGTTTTTGCAACAATCCCTGTTCCTAGTGCATTAAGGTTAGCTAAAGCACCTGTTACACCAATAACATAGTTTGATTGCGCGCCATTATCAGTAAGTGATAAACCTGAGCTTACAGAAATGTATCGACTATTTGCTAATGTCGGTTCATTGTTTACTGTAATGAATGTTTGTGTAAGTGAGGGACCTGAAGTAATTGCACCTGTAGTTGTTTGTACGGTTACACCGTTTTGTACTATAGGAACTGCTTCGGTACCTGTAAGGGTTCCCGCGGCGGGTAGTTGGGTTATCTGTACATTTGCCATGTTTTAAGGACTCACGGTTAAGTTATCGAGGTTTCCATTGTCTTCAGGTGTTTGTGTATTCTGTTCGGGAGATACAACATAATTATTTGAACCACCTGTAATTAAGCTATTATCTTCAACCGCTACACTCACATCAGGACGAGCGAATCTTAAATTAATTCTTTCAGTCTGTCTTGCGGCTAAACGATATGGGTCAAACTGATCTCTACATCCTTCATCGCACACGCGAAGGCCAGGGAAATTGGGATCAGGACCTAGTCGTACAAAAGCTCTCTTCATCTTGCATCGGTCACATACACCTATTGCAAGACTAGCTAATCCTTCGGTATCTAAAAATACAGGCATTATCTTGTATACACACTAATATTAGGTGCCCAATAAATTGGAGACTTATCTCTCTCTTCTTGTTCGGCTTCGTTAAGGTATTGCATAGCCATTCTTTCGAGATATGCTACCCTATCCATAGGAACTTGTGGTAACTCTAAGCTAAGTCTGTGTGATAAGTTCATCACAATAGCTTCATACCATCTTTGTGGAATTTCTAGTTCGTCAGTAAGCGCACCTACATCCATAATTTGTCTTGAGTACCATACAGTCATTTGCACGAATGCGTCTGATGGTGTTGGCCATAAGTAAATAGATGGTTGAGGTATTGTTCTATCAAACCAAAATTGATATGGCTGATTAGCTGTAAAATTCTTGTTAGGTAAGTTTGTATAGTCGTCACGATTTAAACGAGACATCATAACTTCTGTGCTGTTATTACCAACATACCATTCGCGAACAGCTAATGTTGTACCGTTATAACCACGCACTCTGTAATACTGTACATTTTGACCTGGGTCGACGTCTGTCCATATCCATTGTTGATCTTTAACTAAAACAGAACCTAAGTCTTCTAATGTAATCCATGTAGAGCCGTCTGTAGAATACTCATAAATTAGTGACCAAGTAGCACTTCCGCCACCTGCGATGTAAGGCATGATACCTATAGAGCCTGCATAAATATTATTGTCTGTACCGTAATTAATAGAGAAATTACCGTTTGCAGAACTTTGTGTTGCATATGTGCTGATATTGCCGTCATAGATATTAGCTAAAACACCTACTGACAATCCAACTGATGTTGAATATGATCCACTAGGGCGATTCATCGTACGATAGAGCACGTTTAGTGCGTCATTAGCGCCTAAAGGTAAGTCATAAATATATTTGTTTGGGGTAAGACCAATCACTTCTTTATTAATCGCCCAATATTGAATACCAATATTGATTAGGCTAGATAGAAAATAATAAAGAGATTGTCTAGCAGTAAGTTGTTGTTCTGAAGTTAACTCTTCAGCTAGTTTGCCACAACGACGAGCCGCGTGATCGATTATCTCTTGTACATTTACTACTGTGGTTCCTACGGTACCTGAATAAGCCATGTTTGTCCTTTACCAACCTGAGCAATTCCATCTTCTTAATGACGCCTTTGCTCTTGGCGCATCACCCTTTGCATTTCTAACTACGCCCGACATACGAGCACAAAAACTTTTCTTTCGAGGACCGCCCTCAGGTTGTGGTGCTTTTAAATTTGATCCTGTTTCTCTGTTTAGTTTAGCTCGACCTTTAGCGGTTAATCCCGCACCTTGAGATACAGGAAGTTTTTCACCTCGACCAATAGATAAACTTACATTCTTTGCCATGTTAGGGGTTTTGCACTCCGCCACCATGTTTTACTTTTGCAGTTTTAGCAGCTTCTTTAAAGTTCTTAGCTGTTGGCGCGCCTTCAGAGCCAACTTTGCGCATTTTCTCTCCACTACCTTGAGAAATTCTTTCGCGTTTTGCGTGAATATTTGCATATAGGCCTCCGTTTTTCATGTATCCCATTTTGTTTCTAACCTCTGTTGGTAATTTAGCAAGGCCAGGGTTTTGTTCTCTATCTACAGATTTAAGAGATCCACCTTCGGCTTTTTTAGCATCACGCTTAACTGAATAAGCAATAGCTACAGCTTGTTTAACAGGTCGTCCTGATTTAACTTCCGTAGAGATATTTTTCTTAAAAGCTTTTTCTGATTTTGATTTAATAAGTGGCATAATGATTATCCGCAGAAAATAGTAACAGACGCATTTGCAGGCAATGTTACATGAATGTCTGTATTGAAACGAATACCGTTACCTGGTAGTAGCGTTGAAATAACTGCTGTGTTAGTTGTAATGTTTACTCTTAACAAAACAGTTCCACCTGATCCGCCATCGCGAAATACAATTTCACCTGCAACAGCACCCGACGCTAATTGGTAACCTGCTAGGTTTGTTGCGCCACTATAAATAGTGCCTGTCGAATCTCTATGTGCCGAAAATACATTAGTCAATGTTGACATAATTAATCCTTTAAAATTAGTGGAAGGGGAGTTTCCTCCCCTATCCTAAGTTACTTACCTACTTTACCACCGCGTTTTTTGTCAATAAAGCTTGATGAGCTCTTTTCAAACTCTTTTGAGCCAATCACTTTATCAATGTCGCTGTCAGTCATACCTGATGGGTATTTACGCTCTTTGTTAGAAGTAGCGCCCGTACCTTTTACAGGTTTATCAATCATGGTTTTTTTACCTGCTTTTTCAGCTTTCATGACTGCTTCATACTCTGTATCACTAACTTGACCACCGCCTGCTTTTTGATAAGGAGAGTACTTATCTAAAAGTTTGGCTTTAGACTCTTTCATTGCGGTTGCGTTTTCTTTCTTAAAGAAGCCTTGTAACTCTTTTGAAGATACATTGCCACCTTTTTTGAAAGTACCTGAAAGCTTACTAATGCTTACAGGTGTTGAGGCTTTTTGTTTCCTT